ATGGATTCAGATAGATTTGTGCAAGAAGGAACTTTATCAGCAAACAATAATTCTATTAATGCTCCAGCAGGAGCTTTATTTATTAGAGGAATAGAAGTATTTGATTCAACAACTGCAACAACTGGCTCTGGTCAGTGGTTAGAGAAAAAAGATCAAACTTATCTAACAGAGTATTTAGACAGGTTAACAGGACCTGGAGGCTTTGGTACATCAGGAACTGTAGTAACAGGATTACCTAAATACTATGCTATGTTTGGTGGTGCTACAGGAAGCACAGATACAACTTCAGGAGCTATGTATTTTGCTCCTACACCCGATCAATCTTACAAGTTTAGAGTATATTATAACAAAATGGCAGTTGGTCTGGGATCAGGAGGCGATGGTAACTCTGATACTTATATCAGTACTTACTTCTCACAAGGCTTATTATATGCCTGTTTAGCTGAAGCTTATGGGTTTTTAAAAGGTCCAATGGATATGTTGACATTGTACGAACAAAAGTATAAAAATGAGATACAAAAATTCGCGGGAGTACAATTAGGTAGACGAAGAAGAGATGACTACACAGATGGAACAGTTAGAATCCCAGTCAAATCACCGTCTCCATAAAAGGATATAAAATATTATGGCAATAACATCAGCAATATGTAATTCATTCAAAGTAGAAATTTTACAAGGTGGACACAACTTTAACGATGCAAGTGGTGCACCTACAGGTAACGCATATAAGTTAGCTTTATTTTCAAGTAACTCAGCTTCATTAAGTAAATCAACAACTGTTTACACAGCTCCATCATCAGCTAATGCAGTTCCAACTAACACACTTGAAGTTAGTCAAAGTCAAACGGATGGTGGCGCTTCAAACAGTGGTTATACCGCAGGTGGAGCAGCATTAACATCAAGTGCAGATCCAGTTTTATCTGGCGACACAGCGTGTGTTAAATTTAATGATGTTAGTTTTACTTCAGCTACATTTACAGCAAGAGGTTGTTTAATTTATAATTCAACAGCAGTTACAGGATTTACAACTAACAGAGCGGTTTGTGCTGTAAATTTTGGTGCTGATAAAACTGTAACGAGCGGAACTTTTACAGTTCAATTCCCAGCTCAAACTGCCGGCAACGCAATCGTTCAGATAGCATAGGGAGTAAATCCTTATGTCGGTAATTAGAACCTTTACAGTAACGGTAGTCAGTACCGGTTCAGGAAATAAGTATGTTATTGATGGAATACAACAAGACACAGTAGTCTTAGCTGAAGGTTACATATATAAATTTGATCAAGCAGATAGTTCTAATAGCAGTCACCCTTTAAGATTTTCAACAACAAGTAATGGCACATGGTCTGGTGGTTCTGAATATACTACAGGCGTAACAACTTCTGGAACACCAGGAAATGCTGGAGCTTACACTCAAATAGCTGTAGCTGCTAGTGCACCACAACTTTATTATTATTGTACTAATCACTCAGGAATGGGTGGACAAGCAGACACAGTAGATTCAAGCACTTGGGGTGTTCTTCAATGGGGACAAAATGCATGGAGTGATCAAGATAGTATTCAAGTTACTCTTTCTGGTTTATCAGTAACCTCTTCATTAGGAAATTTTTCTTCTGTAGGTTCAGAAGAAGGATGGGGTTCCGATTCTTATGGTGTGGAATCTTGGGGAGAATCAGGAAATACTGTTATTTTAACAGGACTCCAAGCAACAACTAATATTGGTAATTTAGCTGCTTATGGTGAACAAGGTTGGGGTAGGGATGCGTATGGTTTAGAACCTTGGGGTGAAAGCGCTGACCCTGTTGTTACATTACCTGGATTTAGTTTAACTTCTACTCTTGGAGAATTTCCTTATGCACAATCAACTGAAGGTTGGGGTAGTGATTCATGGGGAGATAACTCATGGGGTGCAGATGTTATTAATGTTTCTCTTACAGGATTAACAGCTACTGCTTCACTTCCAAGTGTTGGTTGGGGTAATCAAGTATTTGGTTCTGATAACGAAGGTTGGGGTGGAATATATCAATTACCTGTTGCAAATGTAATGGGTCTAACTGGTTTATCGATTGACGCAGATTTAGGAACACTAACTACAACTCAATTAAGTGTTGTTGCATTATCATCTTTAAGCGCAACAGCATCACCAGGACTTCTATCAACAGATGATCACTCTGTAGGTTTATCAGGACTATCAGCAACAAGTTCTGTAGGATCACTTACTTCTGTTGCAGAAACTATAGTAACTTTATCTGGTCTTTCAGTTACAGGTGCACTTGGTGATATTGAAATAAACTCTAATTTAATACTACCTATATCCGGTGTGTCTGCAACTTCTGCAGTAGGAAATGTATCAATAGATAGTGTCACGATAGGTTTAACAGGATTAGAAGCTGAAACTTCAATAGGTTCATTAACAACAGGACAAGTATCTATTGCTAGTTTAGTAGGATTAGGTTTATCTTTAACAGCTGAAATAGGAGAATTTAACGCAATTTTAGGGTATGCTGATGTAAATCCTGTATTGACGGCTAACTATTCTAATGTTACTAGGACTGTAAATGCTAATTACACAGATGTTGACAGTGTGGGCTAGATGAAATATATATTAACAATAACTTTGAATATTCGAATAGGAGATAAAATTTAATATGGCATCAACTTTTACAAATCTTGGCGTAGAGCTAATGGCAACCGGCGAAAACGCTGGTACTTGGGGAACAAAAACAAACGCTAATTTAAACCTTGCAGAACAGTTACTGGGTGGATTTAAAATCCAAACTTTAAATGCAGCAGGTTCAGGAGCTAATACTACAGCATTAGCTGTAGATGATGGTGCTTTAACAGGTGCTGCTCAAAACAGAGTTATTATTCTTGGAGCAGTTTCACCAGAAGCTATTACAGGAAATAAAATTGTAACATTTCCTCTTCTTACAGAAACTTTTTATTTTATTAAAAATAGCACATCAGGTGCATACACAGTACAATTAAAAGCAGTTTCAGGTTCAGGAGCTACAGTTACTTTTTCAGCAACTGACAAAGGATACAAAATTATTTATCTTGATGGTGTTGCAACTAACACAGGTGTTATTGAAATACCTGTTGGAGATGGTGACGTAACTCTTACAGGAACACAAACCTTAACAAACAAAACTTTAACTTCACCAAAAATTGGTACTTCTATTTTAGATACTAACGGAAATGAATTAGCTTTATTAACAGCTACAGGATCTGCAGTTAATGAATTTACTTTAGCTAACGCAGCTTCAGGTGCTGGTCCAACTTTATCATCAACAGGTGAAACAAATGTTGATATTAATATTAATCCTAAAGGAACAGGCGTTCTTAAATCAGCAACAGCCGCAATAAAAATTGCAGGTAAAGAAACTATGTGGGTTCCAGCTTCAGCTATGTATGCGACAGAAACTGCTGGTGCAGAAGCCAATCAGGTTGAAACAACAGCTTTAAGACCAGACATGAAAGTTATGGATTTTGCGGATACTGCCGATGATCATGCACAATTTTCAGTAGCATTTCCTAAATCATGGAATGAAGGAACAGTTACTTACCAATGTTTTTGGACACCAAGCACTACTAATACAGGAAACTGTATTTTTGGATTACAAGGAGTTGCGTGTGGTGATAGTGATACTATTGACACTGCTTTTGGAACAGCAATAAATATTACAGATGCTGGTATAGGAACAATAGAAGATCAACAAGTTTCGGCAGAAAGTTCTGCGGTTACAATTGCAGGTTCCCCTGCAGTAGATCAACAAACTTACTTTCAAATATTTAGAGATGCAAACGCAGGTGCAGATACGTATACCGGAGTAGCAAGACTTTTAGGTATTAAAATATTCTACACTACTGATGCAGCTAACGACGCATAAGGAATTTAGATATGAAGGATATAGATAATTTACTTACTTCAAGTAAAAATTTAAATAAAAAAAATAATCTACGGACAAAATCTTTTGGTTATCAAGTCTTAGGATTTGGCGCTGGAGGATCAGTAAGTCCTTTTATTACAGCTACTGGTGGAACGATTACAACATCAGGTAGTGATAGAATTCATACATTTACAGGCCCAGGTACTTTTACAGTTTGTGTAGCAGCAAAATGTGCAGCTGATAATCTAGTTTCTTATCTTGTTGTTGCAGGAGGTGGCGGTGGCGCGTGCAATCTTGCAGGTGGCGGAGGTGGAGGTGGATTTAGAGAAGTAAAAAGTCCCTCAACTCCTTACACAGCTAGTCCTTTAGATGGATATGGAACTCCAGGAAATAGAATTACAGTAACAGCTACTGGTTATCCAATTACAGTAGGTGCTGGTGGAGCTGGTGCACCTAATTCTTGTTTTCCAGGCCAAACAAATGGTGCTCCTTCAATTTTTTCAAGTATAACAAGTGCAGGCGGTGGTAAAGGTGGTTGTGCAACAATACCACAACCGCAAGCTAATGGTGCCGCTGGTGGTTCAGGTGGTGGCGAAGCAGGTGGTTCAGAGCAAACTTATGGAGCAGGTAACACTCCTCCAACAACTCCCTCTCAAGGTAATCCAGGTGGACCTGGATCCGGAGGAGGTCAATTTCCATCATTAGGTGCAGGAGGTGGCGGAGGTGCCACAGCAGCTGGTGGTGCTGGTTCAGCTCCTACTGCTGGACCTGGTGGTGCAGGAGCAGGAACTTTAATTAACCCAGCAACAGGTGAACCTGGTCCAGGACCTTCACGATATTATTCTGGTGGTGCTGGCGGTAACGTTTATTCTGGAAGTTCTAGAGGCACAGCAGGAATAGGCGGAGCCGGAGTTGCAGGTTCAGGTGCAGATCCTGCTAGAAGTGGTACAGCTAATACTGGTGGTGGTGCAGCAGGGCCAATAGGAACTGGCGGATCAGGTATAGTAATAATAAGATACAAAGCTCAATAGGATAAATTATGGCACATTTTGCAAAAATATCAGAAGATAATGAAGTACTTACAGTTTTAACTTTAAACAATGTTGACATGCAGAACGCTGATGGCGTTGAAGAAGAAACAGTAGGACAACAATATTTAGAAAGACACAATAACTGGCCTGCAAATTTATGGATTCAAACTTCATACAACACATCTAATGGACAACATAAAGAAGGCGGAACACCTTTAAGAGGTAATTACGCAGGTATAGGTATGACGTATGATCAAAATAATGATATCTTCATTGGTTCAAAAACTTTTGCAAGTTGGGTTTTAAATGTGGCAGAAGCAAGATGGCAGTCTCCAATAGGTGATGCACCTGCATTGACATCAGAACAACAATCTCAGAATGACGCGTTAACACATATGTGGATATATAATTGGAACGAATCAGGGCAGTCTTGGGACATAGAAAACTTTAAAGTCTAATTAATTTAAATTAATTTTTTTTCAACATATTGACATTTTTAGTAAATTAAATTAAATACCTTATAGGTATGCAGAAGAAAGTATTAACAGAACAGTCAATTTATTTTGGAGATGTTTCAATGCCTAAACATTGGGAGATAGATGAAAATGAATTAGCTCATTATATTTTACAATCTAATTTAACTGATGAAGAATTACAGTTTTCAAGAACTTATGATAAGTTAAATACTTATATAAAAGAGTTTATTAATCTTAAACACAGTATTAATTTAATTAACAAATCAACTTGGGGAAATATATATAAACCCAATGAGACAACAATTCCTTTATTAAACATAGATCCAGTAGATCTACTTAACTCTCCAGACTTTACTATGCTTTATGGTGTTAAAGTTAAAGATTGTAATGTTAGAATACACTATGAAGACAATAGACGTAAAGGAAGAAGTTGGGACATAAAACTTAAAAATAATATGTTTATAATGTTTCCTTCAACGAATATGTATTATCTAACTAACAATCAAAAAGATTCATTAAACTTTGTCCAAACAATAACTTATGAATATATCTAATTACTACTGGCATTTTCCTGCAGCACTCACACCTAAATTTTGTGATGATGTAATAGCTTATGCAAATTCACAAGAAGAAGTAATGGCTAGAACAGGTAGTTATGGTGGTAAAAAATTGGATAAAGACCAAGTTAAAAATATGCAAAGAAAAAGAAAGTCAGATTTAGTATGGTTGAATGATACCTGGATCTATAAAGAATTACATCCGTATGTGCATATAGCTAATAAAAATGCTGGTTGGAATTTTGATTGGGAAAGATCGGAATCTTGTCAGTTTACAAAATACAAACACAATCAATACTATGATTGGCACTGTGATAGTTGGGATAAAACATATGATAGAGGAGATCCTAATCATCCAGAACACGGCAAAATTCGAAAATTATCTATGACTTGTCAGCTAACAGATGGTTCAGAATACAAAGGTGGTGAACTAGAATTTGATTTTAGAAACTACGATCCACATATGAGAGATGAAGCTACACATTTAAAACAAGCAAAAGAAATTTTACCTAAAGGATCTATTATTGTGTTTCCTTCTTTTGTATGGCATAGAGTTAAACCTGTAACATCAGGCACAAGATACAGTCTTGTTGTTTGGCATTTAGGAAAACCATTTAGATGAGTTGTAAAACAATAAATAATTTTTTAGATAAAGAACAGTTGTCTACAATACAATCAATTGTTTTTGATCCAGAGTTTCCTTGGTATAAAAGAAAAGAACTAGATTTTAATTCTAACAATGGACTTTACTTTACCCATTGTTTTTATAATAATATGGGACCAGCTTCACAATTTTTTACAAATAGTATTAAACCTGTTTTAGAAAAATTAAATTGTATGGCACCCATACAAGTTAGATGTAATATGTTTATAAGTAAATTATTTGAAAAAAGTGATTTCCATACGGATTA